AAACGATTTTGTCTTACAGGGTGGTCTTAAAAACTTAAATCATATTTGTCAGAATGTGCCAGTCACAACTGCAAAAGATATGGCATTATCTATTAAAGACTATTTAGATAACAAACTGAAAATAATGCCAACTGACTTTATGGTTCAAGACAATAAAACACAAACATACCACATTAAAGACTCAAGTGTACAACTTGATCAATTTATGATATAATAGTATCATATAAACACAAAAGGTAAACGTTATGTCTGTAATGGATAAATTAAAAAAGAATTCCAAGCTTGCGCATACAGAAATTCTTTCTAATTCAAAATTTTTTACTGAAAAAGATATGGTTGCAACTGATGTGCCAATGGTAAACGTTGCTCTATCTGGTTCTGTTGAAGGTGGTGTAACTCCAGGATTGACAGTTCTAGCTGGTCCATCAAAGCACTTCAAAACTTCTTTTGCTTTGCTTATGGCTGGTGCTTATATGAAACAGTATGAAGATGCTGTTATGTTATTTTACGATTCTGAATTTGGTTCACCACAATCATACTTTGAATCATTTGGTGTACCAACTGATCGTGTACTGCATACACCAATCACTAATGTTGAAGAACTTAAGTTTGATTTGATTAATCAACTTGAAGCAATTGAACGTGGTGATAAAGTTATTGTTGTTATTGACTCAATTGGTAATCTTGCATCTAAGAAAGAATTGGAAGATGCTATCAATGAAAAATCAGTTGCTGATATGTCTAGGGCAAAAGCTTTGAAAGGTTTGTTCCGTATGGCAACTCCATATTTGACTATGAAAAATATTCCGCTTCTTGCTGTAAACCATACATATAAAGAAATTGGATTATTCCCTAAAGATGTTGTTGGTGGCGGTACTGGTATTTACTATTCAGCAGATAACATCTGGATTCTTGGACGTCGTCAAAATAAGAAAGGTACTGAAATCGAAGGTTATGATTTTGTAATTAATGTTGATAAGTCTAGATTCGTAAAAGAAAAATCTAAAGTACCTATCACAGTATCTTGGGAAGGTGGCATTGAAAAATATTCTGGTCTTCTTGATGTTGCATTGGCTGGTGGTTATGTAGTAAAACCAAGCAATGGTTGGTACCAAGCAGTAAATAAAGAAACTGGCGAAATGGTTGAACCAAAAGTAAGAGAAAAAGAAACTCTGAAAGAAGAATTCTGGACTCCTATTTTTGAAAAATCTGATTTCAAAGAATTTATAAAGAAGAGTTATAGTATTGGCTATCGTTCAGAATTGTCAATGGAATTTTTAGATGAAGAATAACATTAGTAAATCTGATTATCGTGTAATACCTTATATTGAAAACTCTAATTCATATCAATTTAAGGTGACGGATAATAAGTATGCTGGTGTGGTCGTAACCTATGGAAAGGTAGGGCTAACTGAGCCAATGGACGGCGGAGAACAAGCAACATTATCGTTTGAATATAATCTCCATGAAACTGGTATACATGAAAAAAACGAATTAGAAAACAGTGATGAATTCCAACAATACTTGGGTGATATGTTAGTTCACTTTATTGAGAATTCTTTAGATGATTTTAAGATAGGAGAAAGAAATGCTTCAGACGGCCATACTACGGAATCTGATAACACATGATGATTATACTCGTAAGGTCATTCCTTTTCTTAAGAAAGAATATTTTGAAGGCTCACATCGAATAGTCTTTGATAAAATACTTGAATTTGTTGGTAAATATAATAAGCTTCCAACAACAGAATCTCTAAAAGTCGAATTAGATGATTCTTTCTTAAATGATACTCAATTCTCAGATGCAGTTGCACTCATACAAGAAATTACTTCTTCTGATGATAAGAGCGATATAGAATGGTTAACTAACCAAACAGAAAAATGGTGTCAAGATAGAGCAATTCATCTTGCCATTATGAAATCTATTTCTATTATCGATGGAAAAGATCCTAACCTTACAAAAAACGCATTACCAGAACTTCTTCAAGAAGCTTTGGGCGTAGCATTTGATACTAACATTGGTCATGATTATCTCAATGATATTGATTCTCGTTATGAATTCTATCATAAGGTAGAAGAAAAAATTAAGTTTGACTTAGAAAGATTCAATGATATTACTAAAGGTGGTTTACCACGTAAAACATTGAATATTGCTTTGGCAGGAACAGGTGTAGGTAAATCTTTGTTTATGTGTCACGTTGCTGCATCTGTTCTTGCTCAAGGCAAAAATGCTTTATACATTACTATGGAAATGGCTGAAGAAAAGATTGCTGAACGTATTGATGCAAACTTAATGAATACAGCAATTGACCAGTTAACCAACATTCCAAAAGAAATGTTTACTAATAAAGTAAAGAATATTGCAGAAAGGTGTCAAGGTGAATTAATCATTAAGGAATATCCAACTGGTGCAGCGCATGCTGGTCATTTTCGAGCCTTGCTAAAAGAATTGAAACTGAAAAAGAATTTTATACCTGATATTATTTTTATTGATTATCTAAATATATGTGCTTCATCTCGAATGAAAGGTATGGGTGGTTCAATTAATTCATATTCTTATATTAAAGCAATTGCTGAAGAAATTCGTGGTTTGGCAGTTGAATTCAATGTTCCTATTGTTTCAGCCACACAAACTACTCGTGGAGGTTATTCAAATTCTGATGTTGGTCTTGAAGATACTTCTGAATCTTTCGGTTTACCAGCAACTGCTGACTTAATGTTTGCTTTGATTTCAAATGAAGAACTCGAAGGTCTCGGACAAATACTAGTAAAGCAATTGAAAAATAGATATAATGATCCATCTGTAAATAAAAGATTTGTTGTAGGTGTTGATAGATCTAAAATGAAGTTATTTGATGTAGAACAATCGGCACAACTCGGCCTGGTTGATTCAGGACAACCAGATTCTCATAACACTAAATATGAAGGGTTTAAAGTATAATGGAAAATTCAGTAATTGATACGTATAAAAACGATGCCAATCAAATAGCTGTATTATGTTTTGATCCATCTGGACATTATTGCTTAGAGTATTATACTTCTGAAGGTATACAATACCATATAGAAGTATTTGAAGGCAAAAGTATTCACTACGTAAAAGATGCGGCTTACAATTGGTCTATTGGAGTTAAAAAAGATCCAAACGTATAAATAGTATTTTAAGGAGAAAGAGATGTATATTACATGGTGGATGGGAATGATTATAGCTTTTTGGTGGGGCGCTTCTATTTGGCAAATCACCCGCACGGAAAGAAAGAAGTTCTTCCAAGCTGGATTACACTGTGGTATGCATTATACTATTGATAAGTATATTACCGATAGAACTATTCATTTTAATAGAGTATTATCCTCTTTCGAAAAAGATATAGTTCAAGAGTATGAGCTTGAAAACGAAGAGGAATAAAATTTGGACTATCAATATAAAGCAAAAGTAATAAAAGTTGTTGATGGTGACACAGTAGATATTGATATCGATCTTGGATTTGATGTACACCTTACTAATCAAAGAATTCGACTAAAAGGAGTAGATACACCAGAAAGTAGAACCCGCGATTTGCTAGAAAAGAAATACGGGTTATTAGCTAAAGATTTTGTAAAGAGTTATTTGAAGGTTGGACAATGGACTACACTTCAGACCTTCAAAGATGATAAAGGCAAATTTGGACGTATTCTAGGAGATTTCATAGTTTACGACCATAAGAAAGATGCATATGTTAGCTTGGTCGGCCAGATTATTGAGAACCATCATGGAGTGGCATATCATGGCCAAAGTAAGGATGATATACAAGAACAACACCTCAAAAATAGGCAATTGTTACAGGAAATTATAGGTCCAGCGGTTGAAAAACCCTAACGTATTGATTTCCTTATAAAAAATATTTTTCACTCGTAACAATTTGTTACAATTTTTATTCCCTTTAGAATCAATAACTTAGAGCCCTGCTTCTCTAAGTTATTGATTTGTATACGAAAAATAATTGAAAAAAAATTGTACATCTTCAGATACATGGTGTAGAATTACTATATAAATTAATGAAACAGGGAATATTTTTTATGTCTAAAGTCTCAGTCTACTACCAAAACCGCAATGTTGAAGGTACCTTTGATTATATGTGTGTCGTCAATGTCGGTGATCGAACTGGTGAAGATGCTTTGGAATATGCTTACTTTGCAACTCAAAACATTCATGGTTCTTGGTCAATGGGATCAGAACTTCCAGATGGAACAGTCAATAAAGATTATTCTGGAAACATTGAATCAATGATTGAACTTGAATCGTATGAAGGTCGTCAATACGGACATCGTTCTTCGATGATGGGTGATCGATTTATTTTTGATTGTAAAGTTTATCGTGTTTCCGCTTTTGGTTTTACTGAATTGACTGACCCTGAAGATTTTACAGACACTCTCAAAAACGCGACAAGCAAAGATCGAATTCAACTTTCAGCATAAGGATTTAATTATGGAAAAATGTATATTGTGTGATGATAATATTTTGGGCTATGGTAATAACCCGTGGCCTTTACGTGAACCCGAGGAAGGCGAGTGTTGCGAGTGTTGCAACACCCTGTACGTCATTCCTGCGCGTCTCGAGCAGCTTGCTAAAGCTCAGGCCCGTAAAGCTAAGGAGCTAAGTGTATGAATGAAGTAAATGTAGAAGTAAAAGAGTTAGTTCAAGAGTTAATGGATTACATTGATGGAATTTTAGAGAGGTTAGATAATGAAACTGAATAATCGTAAAATTAACGAAAACTTTGTAAATCTCAATCGCCATTTTAGAGAATTAGCTGTTGCCGTTGAGAACGGAGATCTTCATGAGATCTTTGCAAAATCAACTGGTGTTCAGTTGTACGCTGAGAAGCTTGAAGTTCAAGCTGATCTTTTACTTCAATATGCTACCTTAGATCCAAAGGCTCATTAATATGACTAAAAGAACTTCAACAAGCTACGTTATGACTGTCGATTTCCAATCAACTAGTGATATGGAAAAATTGCAAACGATCAAAGACTCTGTCAGAGTAATGAATCAACAGCAGAAAGAATTGGCTTGTCGTCGTGCACGCTTGACTGGCATGTGGGATGGAGTTTTAAAGATTAGACCTTTGCAATTTCGTGTGTGTGTCAAAGGTCGCAAGCCAATCACTAAAGTTAACGGCCGTGGTTACGCATGGGGTGGTAACGTGATAGGTGGTCTAAAAAACGCAGCTCAAGCTGACGTGTATATTTACGAAAGGTCATAACATGTTATTGGTTGACTTTGAGGGGAGAACTAACTTGGTCGAGAGAGCTTACATTCGTGGGCTCTCTCATTTTATTGCTGATAAGTTTTTTCCCAGATATAAAGTTCATATATTATTTAAAGTTATGCCTAAGCTAGAAGAAAAAGAAAATGTTGAAGGCGACACAACTTGGGAATACAACGAAAAAGACGAAGAACCTTTTCTTCCAATCTCAAACGAAAAAAGACCAAGATGCTTTGTGATTCGTTTACAGAAAGGTTTACATATACAAGATCTTCTTACTTTAGTTGCTCATGAATTAGTGCATGTCAAACAATATGTACTAAAAGAATTAAGACAAGTTTATGTAGAAAGTAAAAACGAATTTGCAACTTTTTATAAAAGTAAAAACGTTTCGAATATAGAATATTGGAAACAACCTTATGAAAAAGAAGCTTATAGACTTCAAGAGAAATTGGTAAAAGAATATTTAAATCATATAAATAGTATATAAAATCCACCGTCGGAAATTATGCTATGCTAAAATTTAGATCATTTCTTACTGAGGCTCCAGTTGGACTCCGTCCAGCAGAGCTAGCCAAGCCTAATAGTAAAACAAAAGAACCAAGAGTCGATATCTTAATGCGCGCTGCGATTGAAGGTATCCCATTGGTTTTAACTTCTGATGAAGAAGTCAAAATTGCTAATACACCAGAAAATAGAGCAGCAATATCTTCATTTGATGGTAAAAAGCCTGTTGAATTAACAACAGTAGATGGTAAAACTATTAGCTCGTCTCAAATTGGTAAAACTGCTATTTTTGGTGGAGGCGGTGGAGCCGGCGGTGGCACAGATAATACTGCAGTAACTGAAGCTGCTCAATGTGTATGGCTGGCCGCTATGTTAGAGCATGGTGTTAATCAACCAATTGAATATTTTATGCCTTCTGTTTTAAAGCAATCAGCTAAAAAGGTTTCTATTGGTGATACATCAATCCAACAAACATTAGACATAGATTCTAGCTGGCAAGTATCTGCTTATCTATCAGCACAAACAATTATTAAAAAAGGATATGTGAATAAGAATCATATCTTCCATCGCGATTCAAAAGAAATGAAAGCGATCTATGCTGCTAAGAAAGAAGCATTTAAAAATTCAGGTTTAGATGTATTAACTGATGATAAATGGAACCCAGGAGATATATGGGCAATTGAAAAAGGTGTGAATCTAAAGAAAGAATTAGATACTTCTTCAATTGGCGCATTAAATGAATCAATTCTAAGATTATTTAAATCGCGTAAAGTTGTTGGTATTTCACTTAAGCTCGTAAAGAAAGATGCCAAAGCAAAAGAATATAATATCGAAGGATCTCCACAAGAACAAAAATTTGTATCAGCAGCTGTAAGAACTGGACGAGGTAATTTCTTTTCTAATAAAGGTGGTACCATCCAATTTTCTGGTGGTAGTATGGAAATACGTCCAAACAATTATCTTGGTGCAAATAAAATCGAAATTTCTGGAAAGACTGCCCGTGGTGGTGGCGCAGGCTGGGGTGTTATTATCGCTGCTGCAAAACGACACATGGGAGTAAACATTCCTAAACACGCAGGCTTAAAAAGAATAGCACAAAAATTAGCTTCTGGAAAAAACAAAAGATCACAAATGTATTTTTATAAGATGGCTAAAGTTGCTGATCCTTCTCTTACATTTGATTACTTTATGGAAGAACTTCCAAACAAAGATGCTGGTTGGTTTTCAGCAAAATTAGCAGCAGTAATGATTGTACAATATCTAGTTCAGAATAAAGGTAAAAAAGCAGATGGATTTGTAAACGCAATTGTGAATTACGCTGCTTCAAGTTCAGACGACTCATCAGCATTTGTTAAAATTTATCAATAGGAACATTCAATGCAAAGTTTCAAAACATATTTAAGAGAAGAAAAAAATACTCATATGACTCATATTGAAGATCAGGTGATCTATGGTGGAGTCAAAGGAGCAAAGCAAGCGATATTAGCTTTACGTTCTCTTAGAGATATGTTAGCTGGCAATGCTAAATCTTCAGTTGATGTTACTGTTAAATGGGATGGAGCTCCAGCTGTTTTTGCAGGTATTGATCCAAATGATGGAGAATTCTTTGTTGCAAAGAAAGGTATCTTTAACGCTAATCCAAAGGTATATAAATCACATGCTGATATTGATGACGATACTTCTGGAGATCTCAATGCTAAACTTAAAATAGCATATGACGAATTAAGCAAACTTGGTATTACTGGTGTTGTGCAAGGTGATATCATGTTTACTGGAAGTGATCTAAAGAAAGAAAAAATTGATGGTGAAGATTTTATAACCTTTCATCCAAACACAATTGTTTATGCTGTGCAAGCAGATTCTGACGAAGCAAAGAAAATTCAAAAAGCAAAAATTGGTGTGGTGTGGCATACAACATATGTGGGTGGAACATTTGAAAGTATGAAAGCTTCTTATGGTGTAGACACAAATAAATTTAAGAATGTTCCGACAGTTTGGTCTAAATCAGCTGAAATAAGAGATTTGTCTGGTACAGCAACATTAACAGCGGCTGACACAAAAGAAGTTACCGCTGCATTATCAAATGCTGGAAAGATCTTTCAAAAGATTGCTGGTTCAACATTAAGAGAAATAGAAAAGAATACAGAATTTGCTAAGATGATTGAGACCTTTAATAACTCTAAAGTTCGTGGTAAGGTCGAAGTAAAAGATACAAAGAAACACGTGAATGAATTAATTCAATGGATATCAGATAAGTTTGAAAAAGAAGCTTCTAAGCGTAGCTCTGAAAAGGGTAAACAAGCTCAATACGCTAAAAGAGATGAAATACTTAAATTTTTCTCAGATAAAAACAAAAATAATTTAAAATTAGTGTTCGATTTGCAAAAAGCTATTGTAGATGCGAAGTTAATTATTATAAATAAGCTAGATAGACTAAAAAATATAAATACATTTGTACTTACTAAAAAAGGGTTTAAAGTAACCGGCCAAGAAGGCTTTGTTGCTATAGACCGCGTTGGTGGTGGAGCAGTTAAATTAGTTGACCGTTTAGAATTTTCAACTAATAACTTCTCTCCAGATATTATAAAAGGTTGGGACTCTGGTTCTCGAGCTTAATGGGAAAAGGAAATATGTACTCTTTCAAAGACTACTTAACAGTAGACTATACTCAAACCGGCGATGAGTTGCTAGCATTAGCAGCTAAACAGCGCAAGTCTGGCGATATGGAAGAAGCTATGACTGCGGCACAACGCCAAAAAGCCAAAGCAAATTTTAGAAAAAATAAAGCTAAAATTGCTCTTGGTAAAAAGAAAGCAGCCAAAAAATTTGCCTCTCCTGAAAAGCTCAAAGGCCGAGCACAAAAGAAAGCAAGAGAAATTTTAATGAAAAAGATAACTAAGGACAAAGATAAGTCCGATTTATCTTTTGGTCAACGCCAATCAATTGAAAAGCAACTAGATAAGAAAAAAGGTGTTATCAATAAATTGGCAAAGAAATTACTCCCTGCTATTCGTAAGGCCGATAGAGAAAAGATGAAGAAGGCGAAGGATGCAAAATAATTTTAAGAGCTTTTCTGAATTTCTTTCAGAAGATACAAAAGAAGTTGTCTTCACATTTGGAAGATTCAACCCACCAACTACTGGTCACGAAAAGTTACTTAATAAAGTAGCTTCAATTGCAACCGGTAATAATTACCGTGTATATGCATCTCAATCAAACGATCCTAAAAAGAATCCTTTAGATTATACCACTAAAATTAAAACCATGCGTAAGATGTTTCCTAAGCATGGACGTAATATTATTTTAGATAAGAAAGTAAAAAATGCTTTAGACATTTTAGTTCAATTATACAACCAAGGATTTACTAAAGTCACTATGGTTGTTGGCTCAGATAGAGTTAACGAATTTTCAGCATTAACCAATAAGTATAATGGTGTTGATGCAAGACATGGCTTTTATAATTTTGAAGATGGTATTAATATAGTTTCAGCAGGTGAACGAGATCCAGATTCAGATGATGTATCTGGTATGTCAGCATCTAAAATGAGAGCTGCAGCTGCTGAAAACGATTTTGCTTCATTTTCAAAAGGTCTCCCTTCAAAGTTCAAAGACGGTAAAGCTTTATTTGATACCATACGTAAAGCAATGGGTATTAAAGAAGAATCTGAATACCGCAATCACATTCAATTAGAACCAATTTCAGAAAAACGTGAAGCATACGTTCAAGGTGCTTTGTTTGAAGTTGGTGATGAAGTAATTATAAAAGAATCCGGTGAAATCTCTACTATTTCAGTATTAGGTGCTAACTATGTAATAGTAGAAACAGCCAATGGTAAATATCGTAAGTGGCTAGATGCTGTTGAAAAGATAGAAGAAAAAATGAAAGATTATGCTAGCATGACAGCTAAGCAAAAAGCTAAACACGATAAGCCAAGACCAAATGCGCCGGAATCCAAACATACTAAGAAATTTAGAGATATGTTTGGTGAAGAAAATTTAGAAGAAGCTGATGCAAAAAAAGCCTTACAGAAAAAGGCAGAAAAAACTGGTATATCATATGCAATATTGAAAAAGGTATTTGATCGTGGATATGCCGCTTGGAGTTCAAGCCATCGTCCTGGTACTACTCCAACGCAATGGGGTCTAGCTAGAGTAAATTCATTTGCTACTGGCGGAAAAACAAGAACAACAGCAGACGCTGATTTATGGAAAAAGCACAAGGGTTAAACAAGGGCTTACGAAGAAGGTTCAGACGAATTAGTAAAAGCTTATAAAAAAGCAACTCCAGGCGAAGATGTTGTCGATCCTGCCGATAAAGGCGAGTACGATAACGAAGGTCAAATGGCAAAAACACAACTCCGCGGAATTGTTGCTGATGCTTCGCATATGATTCAAATGTTTTCAGACGAACAGAATCTGCCTGAATGGGTTCAGAATAAAATTACTAAATCAGCTGATTACTTAAACTCTGCTCATCGTTATATGATGAATAAAGAAGACGTCGACGAAGCTATTGATTTTATGTCAGCTGGTAAGTATGCTAGAGTTATGAATCCAAAGACTCGTGAAATTAAGAAAGTACTCAAAACCGATGTAAGAAAGTATGTACAAAAAGGTTGGACTCATATGACACAATTAAAAAATAGAATTACAAAGGAAGAAACAATAAACGAAAGAATTAATATGGGTGATTTTGTTATTGGCTCTGAAAAGGCTAAAGATGGATATAGGGCTCATGTCACTTATAAGAAAGATGGTAAAACCATGTATCTTGGAGCAACATCCTACAAAGATAAAAAGACTGCTGAAGGTGAAGCCGAAGCGTATTTACTTGGATATAATAGAGCTGGCCAAAGAGGTGCAGAGAACGCTGCTTGGAAATTTAAGCAAAAGAATGAAGCTAAAAAATATACTCCACCAACTAAAGCCGAAATTGAAGCTGATAAGAAAAAAGATCGAAAGGGTAAGCCACGCCCAAGTGTGTCTACTAAGTCTGTAAATAAAAATGTATACAAAAATGTGATGGAAAAGC